GTAAAGTACTACAACCTATAGAAAATTATTACGTATACAACAAAACAGGATATGTTTATACCTGGTGTAAAAAATGTCACTATAAGACGACCAAACTTATAAGAAAACAATGGGTAGAAGATTACCCGGAAAAAGCCCGTAGAATATCAAAGATAACTCAGAGAGCTTTTATAGACAGACAAGTAGGAGGTGTATACCTTATGGAAACTACAAAAGGAATCTATATAGGAGAAGGAAAATCTATACCTCAGAGATTACAACAACATCTAAGTCTAAAGATGAGAGGTCCTTTAGCAGATCACAATGCTGAATTTATATCGTTAACTATCTTAGAAGAGGTAGATGACAAAAAAGAAAGAGTAAGAAAAAAGATGGAATATATAGAACTTTTACAACCATCTTTGAACAAACAGATACAATAAAGGAACGGGTATAGATAGATAGAAAGGTATTTCGGAAACGTTATACCTTTTTTCTATTTATGTGATAGATATCCATATACTATGGATCATATAATTTTTAGTAATAACAACCAAACTCACAAGAAAATGCAAAAAGACGAGTTAAAAACTCTTGTTCAAAAGTATTTCAATCTTGTAGACGCTAAAGAAAACACCAAAGAAAACTTTGTTGAAGCCGAACTAATCGACGATACGAAAATAACAAACATGTTAGATTCGGATTTCGAAGTAGGACAGGTACTACATGTCATCACAGCTGAAGGAGAACACGTCCTGGCACCATCTGGCGAGCATGAAACAAAATCTGGTATTATCTTAACCGTAGACGGGGAAGGAATCATAACAGGAGTTAAACACCCAGATCAAGCAGGAGAAGGTTCTTTAGACGCTGCCGAAGAGGTAGAAATGTCTGAAGAGACTGTAGAAGAATCTAAAGAAGAAATGGCTGAAGATGAAATCGTTGAAGAAACCGTAATGGATGATCACGATATCAAAGAAGCTATCATATCAGCAATCGCAGAAGAAATAGCTCCACAAATCGAAGCTATGAAAGAAAAGATGGCTGAAATCGAAGAAAAGATGAAAGACTACATGTCTGCCGCTCCATCGGCTGTACCTACAGCTGAGGCTAAGTTTGCCAAAATCCAAGAGGTAAAAAAACAAGGGCCAAAGGGTCTTCAATTTGATGCTAAAGCAGCTCAAAAAGAGATGATTTTAAACGCCTGGAGAAACAAAAACAAATAATCAAAACCAAAATTAAACACTTTATATCATGAGTTTAAACGTATCGGCGCTTAACGACTTTAACAACGAGGTAGCTGGAGAGCTTATCGTAAGATCAGTCTATGAAGGCCAAACAACAAGCGTGCTTCCCGTAAAAACCGGAATTAAGCACCAAGAACCTTTGAATTTGTTTGATGTAGATTTAGTGATCCAAAACGGAACATGTGTATCTACACCATCAGGTTCGATGATTGCTACACAACGCAACATTACCGTAACTCCAAGAACATCTTTCGATGGTCTATGTCTTAAAACTTTAGATACCAAATATTTAGGTATTTCAGCTTTAGGTGCAGGAAGTTATAACGAAACTTTTGCCTTAGCTAACGCTTACGGTGAAATGTTAACAAACCAATTTGCTAAATCAAATGATGCCTTTTTATGGAACAACACATCAGGTAGTTCAGCAGGTTTAGGATACTTTACTTCAGCTGCTAACACAGGAGTTGTTGTACCAGCTGCTGCTACTGGATCTTTCACATCAGCAACTGCTTTAGGTATCATCGATGCTCTTATCGAAAACATCAACCCAGATGTAGCAGATAGAGACGATTTAACTGTGTGGATGTCTGTAACAAACTTTAGAAAATATGTAACTGCTCTTAGATCAGCTAACAACTTCTATTTTGATCCAGCTTCTATCACAAACAGAACAGGAATCTTATCTATGGCTTACCCATTCCAGAACGTAAAAGTTGTTGGAACATCAGGTATCACAGGAGATAGAGTTGCTCTTATGCCAGATGCTTATGCAGTAGTAGGTACGGATTTAGAAAGCGATTTAACAGAATTCCAAATGTGGTACGACATTAACAGCGACCAGCTTAAACACAGAATTGCTACAAAATTAGGTGTACAAGTTGCGTTCCCAGAATACATCGTATCTAACGGACTCTAATAAACCAAACACAAGGAGGTTTAACCGCCTCCTTTTTTTTTAAACCTATAAAACCAAATTACTATGGCATGTGACATTACGTCGGGCTTTACCCTCGCTTGTCGTGACTCTGTAGGAGGAATCAAGAACATCTATATCCTATCAGGATCTGTATCTGGAGTTACAGCTTCAGCAGGTTCTATCTCTGATATAGCTGGTTCAGGTGTCTTCTACAAATTCGAGTTACCGAGAAACGTAGGTGATTATACCGAAACACCAAACCCAAGCCTTGAGAACGGTACGATTTTTTATACTCAGACCGTGAACGCAGCTTTTCATAAGTTACAGGCCTCTATCCGCAACCAGGTTAAGGTGCTTGGACAAAATCCAGCCCTTAAGATAGTTGTTGAAACCAATAACGGAACAGATGACAACGTCGGAAAGTTCTTCTATATTGGTGAAACAAGAGGTGCGACTTTAACAGCAGGTTCTGGAACTACAGGAACAGCTTATGGCGACATGAACGCTTACGCGTTAACATTTGAAGCTACAGAGCCTAACCCAGCTCAAGAAATTGCTACATCAGGTGCTTTAACAGATGCCTTAACAGGTATCACAGTATCCTAAATATAAACCTAAGGACGGGGAATGGTTGATGAGATCGTTCCCCTTTCTTTATATAAAGACATATGATCAACTTCTATAAGTCTAATGTAACAAATACTATCTCGGTTTGGCCAGAGGAGAACTCTGTACATATAAACCAACCTAACCAGGTTTTTGAGATAACTCTTACACAAGATTATGATCAGTCCCAAACCGTCTTAGAGGGTGTTCTTATAAACTCTCCAACTCCTTTCAACCCAAGAATTGTCTTACAGGTATCTTCTTCAGATGTCCCTTCTTATACAGGTCTATATACGTTTAAGCTGACAGAAGCTTTAAGAGGACCTATGACATGGGGAGAATACGATACACTGTGGAAAGACGCAAACGAATTATGGCCGGATGTATTGATCGATAGAAATTATATTCTCTTAGATAACGATAGAGCATATGTATCAGGATCTGATGTCCCTGTATTTGTATCATACACGACTTCATCTACAGAAACTATTTATCAATCAGGATCTATAATTCCAGACCCAACCCAATATATAACAACGAACGAAACTGGTTCGTATATAACATATCATCTGTGATGAAAAAAGAAAATAAAAAAATACACTTTAAAAAGGTAGATAGATTTTCTACACCATGGGCAGATTTCAAAGAAAAGAAACATGGTGATTATGTTAAGAGCGGTGAAGATAACCGTTTTCCTAACTACCTTATCGACTTATACAACAAATCTTCTATACACGCAGCATGTATAAATGCTGTAAAAGAAGCTATCATAGGTGGGGGTCTTACAGCAAATGTAGATGTCTATCTTGACAGAGCTAACAAATATGAATCATGGAACGAACTATTTGATAAGATAGCTATAGACTACTATTTACATGGAGGATTTGCTATAGAAACTATATGGTCTTTAGATAGATCACGTATAGCAGAATATTATCATATAGATTTCTCACATATCAGACCAGCTGAAAAAGACCATAGAGGTAGAATACCTGGATATTACATATGTGATGACTGGAAAGCTTATACAAAAGCATCAGATGACAAGGTACATTATCTACCAGCTTTAGATCAAGATAAAAAACAAGATCAACCTTCACAGTTGTTTGTTACATCATTCTACAGACCAGGGCAGCAATACTTCCCACTTCCGTCTTATAACGGAGCCTTAAAGGTGATAGAGTTAGATACAGCTATCGATAACTTCCATGTTAACAATATAAACAACGGTTTAGCTCCATCTCTTGCTATAACAACATTTATGAACGGTTCAGATGATGATGTAGCAGCAGTACAAGCTATGTTAGAATCTAACTACGGAGGTACAGATAACGCAGGATCTTTAGTTTATATGGATGTTGATAGTCCAGAAAATGCTCCTAAGATAGAACCTATCCCACAAAACGGTGCTGATGGATATTATACAGCTATAAACGATCTATCAATGCAGAAGATCTTAACAGCTCACAGAATTACATCACCTATGATGTTAGGTATAAAAGAATCCGGCCAGCTTGGAGGTAGAGATGAAGTGATAGATGCTTTCCTTTTATGGCAGAACACTGTAATAACCCCTCTACAACAGGATCTGCTAAAGGAT